GTAGCCAAATTCAAACCATTAATACTCGTTTCTAAATCATTTATTGAATTTATTATATCACTAGCAGGTGTATTACCTAATGCATCTGCATTTAATGAATTAGTTGAAACTAATTTAGGGTCTAATGTATGATACACAACACCTAATGTTCTCTCTTGGGTTATAACCCAAGGTCCATTAACTTTAGCAAACGTACTATTTCTATAGCTAGCACAAACATTTGAAACTCTAACATTGCTATAATTCCAAGCTCGTGCTGTTCCATTTGGTCCTGATAAGAAAATACAATAAGCTCCAGCGTCTGCACCAAATTTAACTTGAGGTATAAAAGAGGTATTACCTGCTATTATAGTTGCAGAACGTTCATAACTCCATGAACCATAAAGATATCCAGATACTCTTAATTTGAAACCTTCATTACCAGCTACTAAATAATCATATACATCTATATCAAAAGAAAGCATACTACCTGCTGCTGTTATTGGAATTTTAATTTTAATAAAACCATTAAAGGTTGCTGCATTAAAATATTCATATCCACCTTCTGGTTGTAACACAATAGCACCTTCAGTAGAATTAGTTTTAGTATAACCTAAAGAACTAGTTAAATTTACTGGTGCATCTGTAGATAAATTAGTGCTTTGACTTGGTGGTGTTATAGTGGCAGATATGTTAGCTGGTAAAGCTGATACGACTGACACGTTCCATCCTGAATCCCATGCAGCTAAATTCCAGTTTTGATGACTTAACGTTACATTTTTTACAGACACGCTTGAATAGTTCCATGAGGAAGAAGCATCATTATAAGAAATGTAGATAGCACAATTAGTGCCATCATGACCAAAATTAACAGTAAAACTATCACCATTTGAATCAGTTATAGTAGCTGTAGGAGCGTGCCACTTTGCACCCAAAGTATGGTTCATACCTGAGACATGTACTGTAGCACGTCTTTCATTTGGTACATGTGAATAAATCTCAACATCAAACATCAAAGCTGTTGCAGTCCAAGACACTGGTAAAGTTATTTTTATATAACCTGTCTGACCTGTACCCATGTATTTTGTTGCACCTTCAGGTTGCAACACTGTTCTGGCATTAGTTCCAGATAAAGATAACCTCTTTAAATCCATTGAGTTAGCAGTAATATGATCGAATGTATTTAAACCAGTGAATGTATTATCAGAACTCGTGTTAGGTATTGTAGCCAAATTCAAACCATTAATAGCATCTGCTGTTAACGCCCTAGTGGCAATAATTTCAGCAGTTCTAGTTTGGTAAATAATCGTTGGTAATGATGGAACAATATCTACAGCCCATCCACTTTTCCATTCATCTTTATACCATGAGGAAAAGCCACTAACTAGATTTTTTACAGATACATTAGAATAGTTCCATACGGAAGCCGCTCCATTGTAAGAAATGTAGATAGCTGAATAAGTACCATCATGACCAAAGTCAACAGTAAAATTATCACCATTTGAATCTAACCCGGTTGCTGCCGCAGAACTCCAATTAGCACCATTATAACCACTTATTTTTATGCTAGACCGTCTATAATTTGGTACATGTGAAAAAATCTCAACATCAAACATTATCATAGTATTAGACCATGTAACAGGTAATTGAATTTTAATATAACCAGTTACACTAACACCAAAACTATTAGTACCTCCATCTGGAACTAAGACTACTTGATTTGTATTACCTTTATAAGAGATACCTTTATTAAATTCAATGTCACCATCATATCTTAAAATACCATTACCTGTTACAGATAATGATGTAGCGGTTACTGGCTCACCTGTATAATCATTTTGGAAGTTAATAGTACCTAAATATTTAGTACCATTATAAATCGGATTAACATTACCACTTAGGTTCAACTCAATTCCAGTATTGGCAGTATCAGTGTTTAAAGTTAATGATGAACCCGGTACTATATTAATTTGATCATTTCTGATAAATGCAGTTTGTAATATATCATATTCTGTTTTTAATACAAATTCTGATGAATCATGTCCATCCAATGTACCAGCATTTATTGTTGTAGATAGACCACCATAAAAGAAGTTACCGTTTAGTATTAAGTCGCCAAACATTTCAGTTGTACCATCACCATAAACAATAAATTTTGGTGTTAATGGTTCATTCGAAATGTATCTTACATCTGGTTGAGGGCTACTACTTAATTCGATTAATTTGTTTGGTGTTGGTGAATCAGATGCATCACCATCCATTTCAACTAAAATACCAGTAGCGGTTGAATTAAATTTAGAAGTAATATACAAATATGGTTCAAAATTAGGAGCTTGATATGCACTTTCTATTTTTAAATGTCCAATAAAAGTTTGTAATTCATTAGAGTCTATTCTTAAATAATCAGTGTCATGCAAATGTGATTCCGGTGATTTGCTATCTAATATCGTTTGTAAACCGGGAATATTAGCTATACCATGAGTATGTGTATCAATCGCTAATTGAAAGTCAGTAATATCAGATGTTGTATGGGTGTGTGTATTAAATCCATTGATATCAGATGTTGTATGACTATGAACTACATCAGCTTTTGCTAATAATTCTGTATTTAACGTTGATGTAAAATCACTGATATCAGAAACAGTATGAATATGAACATTATCCGCTTTACTATCTAGTATTACTTGGAAGTCACTAATATCTGCCATTAAATGACTATGTGTTGGTAATGTTCCAGTAAGCTGGCTAAAGTCATGATTATGAATAACATTAGCTTTTTCATCTAATGATAATTGTAAATCAATAATACTAGAAATAGTATGTGTATGATTATCAAATGCTAAATTTAAGTCTGTAATATCAGAAGCTACATGGGTATGTCCAACATCAGATTTATCTAATAAGTCTGATGCTACTTGTGTTTTATCTGCTTTAATATTTAAATCAGTATACTTAGCCCTTAAATCAAGTTCATATTGTAAATCAAGAACATTTTCAATACTATGACTATGTGTATCAATTGCTAATTGGAAATCAGTCAAATCAGCAGTAGTATGTGTATGGTTTATATCTGATTTGTTAGTTAGTGTTAAATTTAAACCAGCAATCTCCGGAATTGTATGACCATGACCAACATTTGATTTTGAATCTAATTCATATTGTAAATCTGTTAAATCAGCTGCTACGTGTTTATGGTCTATTAATGAATATTGTGAAGCAGCAATACCACCTAAAGCAGCAGCATCTAAACCTGAGCCAAGACCATCAACAGTTTTTAATCTTGATAAAATATAAGCACCAGTAATTTCAGATCTGTCGGCTTTTTTAGATTCTAATTCGTCTAATGCAGTATTAACAAATGTTGATGTTAGACCACCAATATAATGAACATTATTAGCTGATATTTCTTTGTCTATTAAAATATTAACTAAAATTACACTTGCAAAAGTATCATAAATCTGAATTGATAAACCATTTTCATCAATATTAGTTCTTAACCATGTACCTCTTTGAGCAACTTTACCAAACAAGTAATGTTTACGTGTAATATCAGGTGTTGTAGTAATTTCTCTAGTTGAACCATTAATAGTATCTTGCCAATAAAGAATAGTACCTTCTGGATATTCAGTAACATCATAACCAACTAATTGACCTTGAACAACGTATTTTCCAACTGTTCCTTCCGGGTAAGTCCCTGCTGAAACAGCATCTACAGGATCGCCTGGACCAGCGATATCGATATGTGTAATGTCATCTAATGGTGCCTGTGCAATTTTAACAGGTGTACCTATTGTTAACGCAGAATCATTTATAGCTTCAAGGAATGTATTAGCACCTGTACTAACACCAATATCATCATAAAAATCTGATAAATTCTTAGGTTTATTTAAAATAAATGCATCTAATGTATTATCAGTTACCAACCAATCTGATTGAACATTAATATCAGCTTGGGGGATTATAATATCACCTACTTCACCATTTACCGATGTAACTAAGTTAGTATCATCGAAAAACATACTAGCATCAATACTAAATGTAGTATCATCATCTCTAGTGAATATTAACGCATTTGTGTCTGCATCATAAGTACCTTTTATAATCCTAGAAAGATTAGTATCATCTAAATATAAAGATAGATCAACAATATCGGCTGTACCATCACCTTTATTCAGTGATAATTCATTACCAGCTAATATTAATGCGTTAGTTTCTGCTAATGATTGTGATGATAATTTATCAACCTTTTCATCTAAAGGAAGATCAACCCAATAATAACTAGTACCATCATTTGTAAAGAATTTATTAGTTGTTGAAGTATCAATACCTAATTGTAAGTTATCTCTTAGATCTTGCAACCATTCAGCTTCAGTTCCTACGAAACCATTAATAACAGCTAATTCATACGGTGACTTCCCTGCCTTTCCACGGTAGCTAGTGATGATTGTTTTTTCAGTATTTGAAAGGTTTGCCATTATATTTTGTCCTATTTTATATTGTAATTTCTTTAGAAACGGTTATATAACCATTTGCTAGAGTTTCAACAAATCCATCCGAATCTATTAATTCTAAACTATATACTGCTTGATTAAATGTCATTTCAGAAGTGAATGTGTTAGGTATTTCTAAAGTTATTTCACCATCAACACCATAAGGGATGTTTAAATAACCTAACTCATATAAGTCATATAAAGGATTTGGGTCACCAAGAAAACGTCTGATTTGCATATTAGGTACAAAATCAGTAATGTCATGAGGTTCTAGAATATCATCTGATATTACCCATTGTTTAGCAAAAGTACTACCAGGAAAAATTATTAAATCTTCTCTTGTGGCCATTGTAAATCCTTTAATATTATTTTATTTATTTATATAAAGGATTTAATATTTTTTAAGGTTTAATTGGCCAAGTTACATTATATGGAAAATCAGTTTGTAATGTAATATCTCTCAATGCTTGGCGATATGTTTCCATTTCTGGTGTCATTATAACATCAGAATTTGCTGTCCAATCTGTTTTGTATAGTAGCATATCTCTTTTTTGTTTAATAAGTTTAGTTGCGTCATCGATTGATTTATCATTTATAATCCACGAGATCGTCCAAACACCATTAATTAATTCAGGTCCTTGCATTTCGGGGGTTTGTGTATATGAATCATATTCTGGGATGTCTAATACTGTTACAGTATAAACACCGAATTCATTTAACAAACTTTCGGACATATTTTTTGGAAAAGAAATATTAGGATTAGATTTTTTTAATTCTTGAACAAAATATGGGAATTTTTCTACTAAACCATTTTTAATTTTAACTAAATGCATTTTTTACTCCTTTAAAGTATAAATTCGTGTATTCGTTGATTTGAATCAGTAATAAACAATTTACCAGTATCTTCACTAAAGAACATGTTAAATGGGGTTGATACTATGTGTGATATTGACACATTATATGTCGTTTCTACAGAAGTTAAATCCCATGGAACTGATAAATTAGAAACTATAAGTTGTGCAAGCCTTTGCATTATATTATTTTCTAACCAAACATATGTATAACCATCATTACTCATAAACATGCTTCTTGATACTGTTGCATATGTTGCATAATTTGGTCGATATCTTGCTACTATGTTTCTATTAAGTGTTGACACACCGGAAAAATCATAAGATAATGGTGTATAATGAATACTATTATAAAACAATGAATATGGATTAGAGTATGTTGTGCTAACTGTATTTATCATTGAGCCTGAGTTGTTCATATTTAATGATAAAATATCGTCAGAACTAAAATAACTAAGTACAGGAGTATCTACTAATAAGTCAAAAGAATCTAGTTCGAATGGATTTAATAATGGGTTTAAGTCCCATGTATATATATATGTGCGTCCAGATACTTCTTTAGTAAGCATGAACTTATAGCCATCAGTAGAAAAACAAAAATCCCTAACATATCCATATTGAGCATAACTAAATGTTTTACTATTATTATATATAAGAGTTGATACGTCCCATGGTATTGATAATGTGTATTCTTTTAATGTATATTGGTCTTTTGTAAATAACTTAGTGCCATCAGGGCTAAAATATATCCAACAATATAAAGTAGTCGGAAAATTAGTATTAGTATAAGTTATATTATGTGTTAAGTTAGTAAAATCTATATAAGATATCGGCGACTTTTTTGTGACACCCCCCAAAAATGATAAATTAAGCATTACGTGCCATCTCCTAATAATAAACCATGCAGTACATTATTAACTTTAAACAAATATATAGCAGTGAATATAGTAGAATTTATTACATCTGGTGCTACTTGTGATGTGTTCAACCACATTACATTAGGCCATGTTATTAAATTATTTACTGATGAATTCTTAAGCATTAATAACACACCTTGTCCATTTTGAATCGATTCCGTAAATGTAATACTTGTTGATATTGTTGAATATTGAATAGAACCATTCGCTGGATTAATATTTGTACCTGTTAATAAAAACTCTTGGTTTGTTACTTCTTTAACTGTTAATGGTGCAGTCATTGTTTGTGCAACATTAGTATGCATCATATTTGTGAATTCAGTATGAGTATGTGTATCAATATCGTTCTTTAATATTCTACCTTGATTAGCACTTAGTGCATCAACTATAGATGTGCTAGTTAAGTTATCAGTAACATTAATAATATCAGCACTTGTTAAATATTCAGTATGAGTATGAGTCGTTAATGAATATTCATTATGTGTATGTGTATCAATATCGTTCTTTAATATTCTACCTTGATTAGCACTTAGTGCATCAACTATAGATGTGCTAGTTAAGTTATCTATAACCGTAGGTAAATCAGCACTTGTTAAATATTCAGTATGAGTATGAGTCGTTAATGAATATTCATTATGTGTATGTGTCGTTAATGAATATTCAGTATGAGTATGTCCAATTGCAGAATAATCTAAATCATGATTATGTGTAGTCAATGAAAATGAAGAAGCATGAAGCCCGTCAACTGTATCAGCATCTAGAGATAAAGTACCAATGTTACCAGCATGTAATAGTTCATTTCCATTAGATGTAACAGAACCACTTGTAATAATATCACCATTGGAAAAGATTTGTAATTTCATATCAGGTGATGTATCGTTTGATAATCTATCACTTGTATCAGTTAATGTACCATCAATTTTAGATCTTATTTCAAATGCGACATCAGTATCATTATCACCATCTTGTGCAATCAAAAAACTAGCTGGTGCATTAATATTATTTTTATGTTGAATTACTTTTAAGACACCTATATCATTTCTATTATCTGAAATTACTAATCCTGTTGTTATTGTTTGACGATTAGTTGGTGTTGTTTGTACATATTCATCTGATGTTTTACTATTCAAATACAATGCGTCTATATTAGTATGTGTATGTGTACTAATTTGATTATCAATATCGTTCTTTAATATTCTACCTTGATTAGCACTTAGTGTATCAACTATAGATGTGCTAGTTAAGTTATCTATAACCGTAGGTAAATCAGCACTTGTTAAATATTCAGTATGAGTATGTGTAATTACAGAATAATCTAAATCATGATTATGTGTAGTCAATGAATACTGAGTATGTGTATGTGTACTAATTTGATTATCAATATCGTTCTTTAATATTCTACCTTGATTAGCACTTAGTGTATCAACTATAGATGTGCTAGTTAAGTTATCTATAACTGTAGGTAAATCAGCACTTGTTAAATATTCAGTATGAGTATGAGTCGTTAATGAATAGTCAGTATGAGTATGTGTAATTACAGAATAATATAAATCATGATTATGTGTAGTCAATGAATACTGATTATGTGTATGTCCAATTGGTGAATAATCAGCGTTATGCGAATGACTTACTAAAGCATATTCATTATGTGTATGTGCAATTGCAGAATAATCTAAATCATGATTATGTGTAGTCAATGAATATTCTGTATGAACGTGATCACGTAAAGAATATTCAGTATGTATATGTGTTGTTAATGAATACTCAGGATGACTATGGACAATTGCCGCATAATCTAAATCATGTGTATGACCTACGTATGATTTCAATGCTAGTGCATCTACAGAAGCTGTAGACAATGGTTTATTAAGATCTGATGTATTATCAACATTTCCTAATCCAATTGTATCTTTCGTAATTATTATATTACCAGTCATATTATTTACAGATGTAACTAAGTTAGTATCATCGAAAAACATACTAGCATCAACACTGAACGTTGAACCATCGTCTCTAGTGAATATTAACGCATTTGTGTTAATATCATAAGTACCTTTTATAATCCTAGAAAGATTAGTATCATCTAAATAAAGCCCTAGATCAATTGTATCAGCTGTACCATCACCTTTATTCAGTGATAAAATGTTACCAGTCAGATTTAACACGTTAGTATCCGAAAGGGTCTGAGATGAGGTTTTAGTAACATATGTATCTAATGCTAAATCAATTGTATCTGATGTTGAATCAGCTTTATTGAGTGATAGAATATTTCCATTCAGTGTTAAAGCACCACCATTAATAAGAGCTTGCTTAGATGTTTTTAAAACAACGTTACTACTATTTAATGTTTCGGTTATTAAGTCTTTGAATGTGCTATATTTAATTCTAAACGTACTATCAGGTGCGCTAAAGTCCTCGGTAGCCATAACAATATTGTCTGTTAATGTTATTTCATTTAGTTGTTTTTCTTTTAGATCAATTATTGATATGAATTCCATGATTTATCCTATTATATTGCTTATTGTATTATTACCAGTATTTATCATTTGAAGATTAACAGTTTCATTTATTGAAGTTGGATTAATAAAAACATCAACTTTTATATTACCATTATCATTATAACAATGAACCTTACCTGAAATAATTCCTTTATTTGATTTAGCTTCTAAAAGAATTTTTTTAATTCCTAAAGCTATTTGTTTTCTATTTGAAGGTGTTGATTCATCAAATACATATGATTTAACATAATTTTCAACATATCGTTCTATATGATTAAATAGACTTCTAATATTTATTCTATTAAATTTACTTGGTGTTACTGTGTATGTTTTTTGTGTCATTAATATATTATTGTCTATTATATTAAAGCCGTGCTGATACATTTTTAACTTATCTATTTTACCTATTCTTGGTATTATTTTTTCAGTATTTAAAATGACACCTTTTTCTAATCCAGCACCAATACCCCAAGGTCTATCTTTAGATGCTGCTGCTTTTAACCCTGCAGTATCACCAGCAAGATTAACTAATTTGTATGTATTACTAAACCCGTCAAATTGTTCTTTAATACCAAATGTAAAATGAACATATTCACTATATGGTAATGACTTCAAATAATCAAATAATCCTGTTTTATAGTCATCAGTTAATCGTTCACTCGGGCTAACTTTGTTAGACAATTGGAAGATTTTATTCATTTCATTGCTTAAAGGTAAGCCCATGCCGATAAGTATTTTGTGAAAGGATTTGGGTAAACCTATGAATGCAATACAATCTTTTCGTGAGTTAGCTAAATTTATAGCAGCTATATTTGATTTGTCATTTCCTATTATTATATCAATTTCATAATCTTCTTTAGTAAATAGATTGTATGATTCTTCGATATTTCTTCCTGTAGGAACACCTGTGTATCCATTACCAAGTTTTATAATCATATTATCATAAAATGAAGGTATATTATTTGAATCAGTACTAAAGTATATGTACGAGCTATTGATAATAATTTCTGTATCAGGCACATAAAATATTTCGACTATTTTGTTGTTTCTAAAGACGATTATCCCTGTATTATTTTCCTCAAAGAATGAAAATATATTTTTTATTTTTTTATTATCATAAACTGTTACATTGTTATCAAAATCTTCTTTATGTACTATTGCAATTGATAAAATGTTACCCCATTCTCCTGGTGTTTTTGCGATAATATTGACATTATTGTTATAGTAGAGTTGGGTATTTTCATAATCTAATTTATTATTGATTGAAAAATCATAATTTATTATGTTAGAAGAATTATAATATGTATCACCTGCAGTTCTAGTTACCCATACACCATTTGAATATTGAAGGAAATTATATATTTGATACCAATCATTATGATGATAATTTATTCCACGGCCAAATATAAATTTGAATTCATTTATATCAGTGATAAAAGTTGGTACATTAATCGGGCCTTTTTCGAAATGGCCAGCAAAACATCCAATTTCATTGTTGATATTTGGAGTGTATTTAACCTTTTCTATTGTTGTTGTATTAACACCTGGACTTAACATATTGACCTTTATATTTAATTTATTTTATTTATATTCAGACATAAAAAACCGGGTTAAGAAACCCGGTTATCATTTGGAAGTATTGGTACGTTAATAATAATTATCCGCCAATGACCTCAGCAAATGAATTTGTTCCGGCATTTGTGAATCGTAAATTAATGTATTCTGCAACATAAACGGGTTTAATATAGATATCAACAATTAGTTGATTTCTACTGATTACATCGGGTGTATTATTTGATTCATCACAAATTACCAAGAAGTCAGTTATACCACGGCCAGCTTGTACTGTGCCTAAGTAAGGTTTAATCATAGAAATAATGCGATTTCTTGTGAAATTATCATTGAATTCCATAACTTGATATTTAGCCATTTTTGACAAAGCACGTTCAAGAGTATTGAATAATCCACGAACGTTTGCGCGGTCAAAAGATGAAGGCTTAGCAAGTAATGTTTTTTGACCCCACATAACTGTACCTTGACCAGGGAATGCAACAATTGGATTAATACCATTTTTGTAAAGCATATCACGTTGACCTTGTGTAGGATTGAAAGCAAGTTTAGTAACATTCTTAATTTGGCCACGTTCTAAACCAGCACTTGCCCACCATGATGCACGGTTTTGAGAAGTTTCAGCACGTAGACCAGCGATATCACCAGCAATATTAATCCAACGGTATTTATCGTTATAACGATCGTATTGGTATTTATAGTTACCACAACTAATTACGAACATATTGTTGTAATTAATGTTTGTATTAGAAGGATTGGTTCCTGTACCTTTTCTCCATGATAACAAGTTTTGAATAGCATTTGTTGATTTTTTACCAACAACATCTATATATTGCGGACCAATGAAACCAAGACAGTCTTGACGTGTATCAAGCAAAGCAGCAACAGATGCACCATTATCTAATTCATTAGCTATAACGATGTCAATATCAATTTCTTCTTTGTTGTTAAATAATTCGTATGCAACTAATAAGTCATCTTCTTGGATACCTGCATCATTAGCATATTCGAACGTTAAGTTGTTACCGATATAAGTTGAATTAGTTTCATCCCATAATAGTACATAATTAGCAATATTATTAGTGTTAGCAGATGAATTATCTACAACATAAATGTAGTTAGATGAAACGTTAATAACATTCTCGATGTAAGTAGATTTGTTATTAAAATCTTTTGCAGTTTCATCAAAATCAACAACATATTGTTCTACAATAGTGTCATTTTCTTTAATAACAATAGCAATTTCTGTACCTGTTGGAGCATATTCAAACAAGTCATCTAATATAACACCTTCAAATGCATAGCGTGTAACATGACTAGCAGGAGCAGTTGAATTAGCTAAGAAAGCGCTTGGGTCAGCCACACAAATAGATAAATTATTTGCAGAAGTACCCGGATTTTTAGCAATAAATTGAAGTTTAGAATTCGGGTTAGTAAAAATCGGTGTAAAGTTATTAGTAAACTCAAACGCATTAGCAACAGGTTGTACACTTGGTAAATAATCGCTAATAGCTGTAACCGCTGAATTAGCAACAGGGAAAGTTCCACTTTGAATTGTAACTTGTGTAATATTTGTATCATCAACAGCTTCAACAATACCGTTCGTAGTTTGAGTCCAAATATTAACAGTAGTATTAGCAACCACAGATTAAGA